ACTGGAGGCCCAGGGGGCGATGGCCTTGCCGTAAGTATAACTGGCGCTTCTGTTTATTACGCTGGTGGTGGTGGAGGTGACCGATGGTATGCCTCAGGTTCTTATGGAACAGGCGGACAAGGCGGCGGTGGAACTGGAGGTGGTGGAACTGTAAATACCGGTGGAGGAGCTGGAGGAAACGGTCAAACTGGTGGTTCAGGTATTGTAATATTAAGAGTACCAACTGCTAATTATACAGGAACAATAACAGGCTCACCAACAGTAACAACTGATGGTACAGATACAATATTAACTTATACAGGAAGCGGAACATATGTTCACTCTTAAATAAATTTTAATTAACTTTGTAAAAAATAAATTATGGCACATTTTGCAGAAATAGATGAAAACAATATAGTACAACAGGTGATAGTAGTACACAATAATGAGGTAGAAGATGAGGAAGGAAATGATGTAGAACAAAACGGAATAGATTTTTGCGAAACCTTATTTGGTCACCCTAACTGGATACAGTGTTCTTACAATAATAATATAAGAAAACAGTTTGCCGGAACAGATTTTACTTACGATTCTGACAACGATGTATTTATTTCACCTCAACCATTTCCTAGTTGGTCTTTAGATGAAAGCTTTGACTGGCAAGCCCCAACGCCAATGCCAGAGGATGATAACCTATACTCTTGGAACGAGGAAACAGAGAGTTGGGATGCTTTAGAAGTAGCATAAAATAAATTAAGTAACTTAGTCTATTAAACATGGATAGAATAAGCACTCACATCTCGCACAAAGAAGCTGTCTTTTCAAGAACAGCATTACGATTAGATATCGACAATACACCAGATGGATACGAGTTAGGAAATATGAATGGGTTATCCCATAATATATTTGAACCATTAAGAGAGTGGGTTGGTGGCCCAATTAAAATAAATTCTTTTTTTAGAAGCAAGGCCTTAAATTCCGCCATTGGCGGAAGTTCTCGCTCACAGCATTGCCAGGGCAGAGCAATAGATATTGACGATACCTTTGGTTATAAAACAAATAAGGATATGTTTCATTATATAAAAGATAATATGAGTTTTGACCAAATAATATGGGAGTTTGGAGACGACAATAACCCTGACTGGGTACACATTTCTTATGTTAATAATAACGAAAACAGAGGTAGGTGTTTGAAAGCATATAAAAAGAAAGGGAAAACACACTACATGCAAATATAATGTATGGTAAAATCAAAACTATTTAAACAGACAGTAATAGAAAAAAGGGTTAAAAGATATGTCTCTAACAGTTATAAGCAGGCAATGGGAGGCAAGATTAAAAAAAGGAAAAAATAATGAGTAAAAAGAAAAAGCTAAAAGACACAGCGGTAGGGAAATTTTTATTAGGAGCAGGATCTGGAATTATCTCTAATATGGGAGATATATTGCCAGACAATGGGGTAATGGGTGTTATAAAAAACCTCATTAAAAAAGACCCTAAGCTCCCGCCAGAGGACAAAGAGAAGGCTCTTAAGCTTTTAGAACAAGACACTGTAGAGATGCAGGAAGTCTCTAAAAGATGGAGCAGCGACATGAAATCCGATTCATGGATGTCGAAGAACACTCGTCCGATGGCGTTAATATTTTTAACCACATCTATGGTTTTGCTAGTCTTTATCGACAGCACAGGTTTAGATTTTGAAGTAGATAGTGCTTGGGTTGACCTTTTAAAATCTCTACTCATAACCGTCTATGTAGCATACTTCGGAAGCCGTGGGGCAGAAAAGTTCAAAACTATCCAGCAAAATAATGGCTAAAAGATACGTCTCTTACGCTCCTTTAAAAAAACATAAAAAAAGAAACCCTGGGGTTCACGCTAAGACGAAGTCGTCAAGGTGTAAATCTTCCAAGAACTATCTTAAAAGAAATCGTGGTCAAGGGCGATAAATAATTTATATCTTTGTAGTTAAATATAATTTAATCTAATGGATATAAGAAAGATCTCTATAGGGCCGGATTATAAGTCTAGCTCAATGCACTACATTGTAGGGCAAGAAGTATTAGGAGGGAGTTATGTCATCCACTTAATCCAGTATATAGAAAGCTCAAGGAGTATTAAGATATGGATAAAACAAGATGGAGAAATTCTTTTATGGAAAGAGTTTAATTCTCAGATGCCAGCGTCAATAGAGTATAATATTAATTTTTAATGAAATCACCTTTTTATTTTATTGTAAAACCTCTAGGCGGTAAGCGCTACGTAAACACAAAAGAGATACAGGGAGTGGAGATTATAACAAGTACCTCAGAGGAAAACCACATGGCCTCGAACAGACAAGGAGTGGTGGTGTCAACCCCTATAGGATATAAAGGAGAGATAAAACCCGGAGACATACTTTTAGTTCATCATAATGTGTTTAAGTATTACAATGACATGAAGGGTAGGCAAAAAAGCGGTAAGAGTTTCTTTAAAGACAATTTATTTTTTATAGAACAAGACCAGTTCTTTATGTACAAGCAAGACGGGGCATGGTATTGTCACGACAGGTATTGTTTTGTACAGCCCGTCCCTAAAGAAGATTCTTTTATATCAAAGCTCGGAACAGAAGAACCTTTAATCGGGATTATGAAATACCCCAACGATTACCTATCTTCCCAGGGGGTAAACCCTGGAGATAGAATTTGTTTTAAACCAGAGAGCGAATATGAGTTTATGGTAGACAATGAAAAGCTATATAGAATGTATGACCATCAAATAACACTAAAACTATGACATCCGAAGAATTAAAAAAAAGCATTATAGAGGCAGGGCGTAGAGCCGTAGAGCAATTAATTAAAGTTGCTAAAGAAGATATTATAAAACCAGACCCTGAAGATGAGCTTGCTGCTGATAGATTAAAAAATGCAGCAGCTACCAAAAAGCTAGCGATATTCGATGCGTTTGATATATTAAATAAAATAGATACAGAAGAAGAGGCATTAGAAACAGGAAGTACAGTAGATAAAACAACCACAAAACAAGGATTTGCAGAAAGACGTTCAAAATAATTTATATCACGTAATAAAAGATTATGTGCCTAAAGCTGTTCTCACTAAAAAGAACAGGGGAAGGACGTGGCTATATGGGTATAATGAAAAATATGATTTTATTGTTATATCTAAGAGCGGGCAAGTGGGGGATATAATAAATATAAATGGGTTAGCTATTGGACTACCCCTGCAGCCAGAAGAAATATTTAAACGTTCTGATAAAAAAGAAAAACAGTATTGGGAAAGACATGAGCTTCCCAGAGAGCTAGCTAGAATCAATTCTATTTTCCAGTGGAATGACCATCCTCCGCAATTTAAAAACAAATGGGTAGACTATATAGAGTCTGAGTTTGATAAAAGAGAGTTAGGGAGCTGGTTTTCCAACAAAGGGAAGCCCACATATCTAACGGGATCTCATTATATGTATTTGCAATGGACAAGCATTGACGTGGGGTATCCTGACTTTAGAGAAGCTAATAGAGTGTTTTTTATTTACTGGGAAGCGTGTAAAGCAGACAAGAGATGCTTTGGTTTAGATTATTTAAAGATAAGACGTTCGGGGTTTTCTTTTATGGGCTCTTCAGAATGTGTAAACACAGGAACGTTAGTAAAAGACTCAAGGGTAGGTATACTCTCTAAAACTGGAGCGGATGCAAAAAAAATGTTTACCGATAAGGTTGTTCCTATAGCTAACAGATTACCATTCTTTTTTAAACCTATTCAGGATGGGATGGATAAACCTAAAACTGAACTAGCGTTTAGAGTCCCGGCATCTAAGATTACTAAAAAGAACATGTATGATGAGGTGAATGATGAGTTGACCGGATTAGACACTACAATTGACTGGAAGAATACCGATGATAACTCCTATGATGGAGAAAAATTATTATTACTTGTCCACGATGAGAGTGGTAAGTGGACAAAACCAAATAACATACAGCATAACTGGGGGGTTACTAAAACATGTTTAAGATTAGGGAGTAAGATAATAGGTAAGTGTATGATGGGGTCAACATCTAATGCTCTTAGTAAAGGGGGTGACAATTTTAAAAAATTATTTGAAGATTCTAACGTTGTAAATAGAAACGCAAACGGTCAAACTAAAAGCGGATTATATTCTCTTTTTATTCCTATGGAATGGAACATGGAGGGGTTTATAGATAAGTTTGGAATGCCCGTCTTTTATAAACCTACTACCCCCGTTCTAGGTGTAGATGATGAGTGGATAACAATAGGGGCTATTGATTATTGGGAGGCGGAGGTGGACTCATTAAAAAAAGATGCCTCTGCGCTTAATGAATTTTACAGACAGTTTCCAAGAACAGAGTCGCATGCTTTTAGAGATGAAAGTAAATCTTCTTTGTTTAATCTAACTAAAATATATCAGCAGATAGATTATAATGATTCTTTAATAATGGAGCATCATATAACAAGGGGAAGGTTTTATTGGAAAGATGGGGTAAAAGACTCAGAGGTTATTTGGACACCAGATTCAAGGGGAAGATTTAAGGTGTCATGGACACCTAATCCTGGACTTAATAATAAAAATATTCAGAAGCAAGGAATATATTTCCCTGTCAACGAACATATAGGAGCTTTCGGTTGTGACTCATATGACATCTCAGGAACAGTAGGCGGCCGAGGATCTAATGGGTCACTACATGGTCTAACTAAATACAATATGGAGGAAGCTCCAAGCAACCATTTCTTTTTAGAATATATAGCTAGACCTCAAACGGCAGAGATATTTTTTGAAGAAGTATTAATGGCCTGTGTCTTTTATGGGATGCCTATACTTATAGAGAACAACAAGCCGAGATTATTATATCATTTTAAAAATAGAGGGTATCGGGGGTTTTGCATGAACAGGCCTGATAAGCATTACAACAAACTGTCAAAGACAGAAAAAGAATTAGGCGGTATTCCTAATACCTCAGAAGATGTAAAGCAATCTCACGCTGCAGCTATAGAGGCATATATAGAGAAACATGTTGGCATAGATTTGGAGGCTATTTATAGGCCTATGGATGATATGGGGGCAATGTATTTTACTAGAACTTTAGAAGACTGGGCTAGATTTGATATTAGCAACAGAACTAAGTTTGATGCCAGTATTAGCTCAGGGTTAGCGGTAATGGCAAATCAAAAAAATGTTTATCTTCCTGAAAAAAAACAATCAAAAATAAGTCTTAACTTTGCAACGTATAATAACAAAGGAATTTTAAGTGAATTAATGAGATGAAAGAAGTTACAATAAATATTTCATCTGTAGGCTTTCCTAGTCAATTTGTGTCAGACGCAGAAAAGGAGACTTACGAGTTTGGATTACAGATTGGACAAGCGATACAATACGAATGGTTTAGAAAAGATTCTAATGGCTGTAGGTATTATAGTCAGTGGAGAGATTTTAATAGACTTCGGCTTTATGCAAGAGGAGAACAGTCGATTGCTAAGTATAAAAACGAATTAGCAATTGATGGAGATTTATCTTATTTAAACTTAGACTGGACTCCAGTTCCAAT